TAGGCTGCGGCGGCGCGCTCAATTTCTACCGGGGTAGGAACAACCAGCGACATCATTGCCATAGTATTAGGCTTGAGTACAAACGTAACTTCTGCGCCAGTAGGTAGCGTAGGGAAGTTAGAAGAGCTTTGATTGATTCGCGCCCGCGTCATCAGCAGTCGGAATTTACCACCAAAAATGGTAGCAAACTCAACATTACCTTCAACAACGGTAGTGTCGTCTACGAGGTTAGAAACTCGCAGTTCTGCCATAAGCCTAGGAGAGCACATCAAGTAGTAGTAAGGGTCTTCGTAATCCTGGAAAGCCGCACCTACCGCATTAAACAGCTCTGCTGCACGAGTTGCACCCGTCTTAGTAGAATCAATCAACGGTGTAACTGTAGTGGCGTCAGAACCAATGTAGTAATAAAACCCCTTGTCAGGATCGTTAGCGCCTTCAGGATCATCTAGCGATTGACCACCGGTGTGAATAGCGCTACCTGCAATACCACGGGCAATTTCATAACCAGCAACACCGGCCATAGTATCCAGCACAGAATTATGCTCATCTTGCGCTTTAGTTTCACCAAAGTCGCGGCCAATTTTTGCCAGACCGTCTTCTTTAGAGACTACTTGCTGAATGTTTACTTGCCGTGCGCCGTGCGTACGAACTGTTTTTACGTACTTAGCAAAAGCAGTTGTAAGCTCAGTCGGCGTACCGTCAGTAGGATCGGAAACTGAAGCAGTGTTGATAACCGGGTTCAGCGTGTTGTACCAGCGCATTTGGCCGATGTAATCTTCTACATCAGTGTTGATGCTGCCAGAAGCGCCTACAATAGCAGTGCTAGAAAGCTTACGCGCATTAGTATAAGCGTCGTGAGCATAAGCACCAACAGCGCGGTGCATGAGGAACTGCATTTGGTAAGGATTGCTACCAGCTGTAAGAGAAGTCAAGGACATGGATATGTCTCCCTAAAAGAAAAGATCAATTAGCCTCCAAACATCGCTGTCATAGCTTGCACGTCCGTAACCTCACCAAACCGTCCCGCCTGCGTTGCCTTCATCATTTCATCCGTCGTCAGTTGACTAATGGGTTTCGTCATGTAGGGCGCTTTAGGGTCAGCTTTTCCGGCTCCGGGCGCAGCCATGCTTTCAGCTCCGCTGGATTGCTTAGGTTTAAACAAAAATGACTTATCGTCATTCTTAGCGTAAGACTCTACAAATTCTTTAATGCTCATGCCTGATTTGTGAACCCATTGACCATCACTGTCTTGAACAAGCTGTCCAGTGATCTCTTGCATTGCCATCCGCTTAGCGCTGTCATTCCGAAAGTCGAGACCTGTAGTTGCTTCAGAAACGTAACGATCCCGAGTCAACTCAGTATTCTCACTCTGTAGGCTAGTGTACTTGCCTTCCAGATCGGCGTAGCGAAGTTGCAGAGCTTCAAGCTCTTTACCCTCACTCTCTAAATTGTCCAGCTTTGCTTTCTTGGCCTCTTCCTCTGAACGAGAAGCGCGCTTAATAGCATCATCGCGGTCACGGTAAGCCTTGTCCAGCTTTTCCTTAATAGGGGAAAGCTTTTCAGAGACTTGTTGTTCAATCAGCGCATTAATGTCTTTATCATCATTGCCGCTGTTAGCTGATTGTTGGTCGTTGTTCACTGGGTCATCTCCGGAAGCATTGCTTCCATTAGAGCCATTGTTATCAGGGTTACTTGAATCATTAAATTGTTTGTTGTCATCATCAGCCACAATTACTCTCCATTGGTCACAGACCGTTGTAGAATAGGAACATCCTACTCATAAACCATTATAAAACAAAGTGTTACAAAATACACCTTTTTCTACCTTATTGAGCCTGTTCTCTTAATTGTTTTAATTCGTGTTTACGCTTCATAATAGGATTAGAGGCAAAGAGAATCCCCTGTCGAAATTCTTTTGTTTTGACTTCTTTAAGATTTGTAAGCCTATTGTCGTTTCTGACCCCGTTAACGTGCTTTATGTTATAACCCTCTCGTGGGTAACGCCCATAAACATACAACCAAACCATATGAGTATAAGGGTACCGTCCTCCGCGAACTTTTAATTGCATTTGACCGCTGTTAGATTGTTCTCCTGCAGGTTTATTTAGCAATCGCTTTCGAAAGCGCGGGTCGGGATTTTTCCAAATAAATTCACCTGTACGCGGTTTATACTCAAATACATGTCTGAGTATTTCTTGAGTAATCGGCTCTTTCTTTTTACCAATTGCAGCGATAATTCCATGCCTTTGGGCAATACGGTGCTGCTTTAATTCACAGCTATTCCTCAAGCTTGCGGTAGATCGGCCCTTATACTTTTGCTGTAACTTTAAATAACGGTTTTTCGTTTGTATACTCATTGTTAAGGGCCTATTCCGTACCAAGCTTCACCATCATTAAGCGGGGATAAAATTTCTGCACGCGTTAATGCGAGTTCATTTGGAGGTATTAAACCTCGGCGTTTAGCCTCTTTTATCAATCTAGTATAATCTGTAATTGGTAAACCATTGGCTAGCATAGCATCTAAGGTTTTCTTTACATTATTGCTGTCTACCGCATCTGCGTAAATTTTACGCAAAGCGCTTTTTGCTTTAGCAGACTCCCCCGCATTAACAAAGAAAGCATCGTGAATCGTTGCAGTCGGAATATTTTGCTTTTTACCCCACAGATGGAATTGTCTTACAATAGCGGCATCATTAGAATGGTTACCATTAACCCCTAGGCCCGTTCTTGCATCTATAATTGAAGCGCGGCCCTTTAGTTGTGCATCTTCAGCAACTCCACGATAAATATTTTTCACTTTGCGACCTGTATTAGGATCAGTAAACTCAATACGTTCTTCTAACGTTGGGCGATACCGTTGCCACATTGTTTCACCGTCAAAAGTGACCCAAGGGATGTCAGTGGATTTAGTAGCAGTCATGTAAGTTTCTGCGGTATCTTTCCAAAAGCGCATAAACTCTTCTGTAATAGGTGCCCTTCTTGCTAAATGCTCTGACATCACAGTTGAAATAGTTTTAAACTCATTGGGGCCAACTATTCCTGCATTAGCCCCAGAAACTTTATTAACAAAATTTTCAACATCAGGGTGAATTTCTTTAGCAAATAGACGCGTCTTACTGCCAATAGGTGCATCATTATCAATAGCATCGTTTATTTCTTTTTTAACGTGTTGTAAGTTTAATACAGCATCATCAGCACCGGTAAATTCTGCTTGCTTAATAGCTTCATCAATTTGTTTATTAAGCTCTAATTGGCTAAATGCGCCCTTAGGGGTATTGCTGTCTTTACGCCGGGTTACAACAATATAGTCACGCGCTAACAAAGATTTGCCTAATTTATTAGAAAGATTTGCAGCTTGAGTAGCAGGCCCTGCACCATAGAAAGCTACCATGTTTTGAGCTTTAGCAGCTTTAGAGAGATCTTCCCAAGTTAAATCAGAAGGCAAACGACCTAAATTTTTGAATCTAGGATCAGAAATGGCATCTTGAGCCATTAAATCATAGAGGCGGTTCTTTTGTGGGGTGGCTGTTACGTTAGATAATTCCGCTAGTTCACGGTTTTTTGTAGATAATGCAATTATCTGCGCACCACTTGCACTTGCATCAATTTCTATAGGTAGCGAAGTCCTGTATTCTTTTAGAGCTAAGCGCATTGAAAATGTGGTAGGATCTACTTTAGTGTTTAAATCTCTATTTTCAATACGGTTTACGTGTTGTGTTATTCGTGTATACTCAAGCGCAAGCCTTAAAATTTTAGGGTGTTCTTCCGCATCTAAACCTGTAAGTAACGGACTTTCTAAAGTTTCACGTATTCTGCGATCTCTTTGCGTAGTGCTCTGTATCAACGTACCTAATTTTATCAATTCTTCATGATTGTTATCAACTACTTGAAAACGCCCTTTATTTGTCAAAGCTTGCTGAGTTGGCCCTATTAAACTGCCAATTTGCTCTTGCATAGCAAACCAACCATCTTCTCCTAATGAAGAAGATTGTGCAGTATTTAAAAAGGGACGTACAAATTCGCCACCAGTAGGGGTTAAAAACCCTCTAGCATAAATACGGCCTCGACTATCTATTTGATGCGGATTAGTAAACGATTTACCGCGATCTGCGTGCCAGCGGACTGTCTGTAACAAACCTACGCCTTGATCCCCACGTTGTAAAACAACCTTACGAACACCATTGAGTTCATCGTATTTTTTAACTCTACCGCGAGGATCTCTAAAGTGTGCAACGTCTAGCATAAAATTTGCATACTCAGAATCAACTTTCCAAGCGGTTTTGTTAGCCCAGTTGATTTCATCAGCAAGTTTTTTATTAATCTGTAATTTATCGTAATATTGATTAGCACGGCGCGTAATCACAGAATCGTTAGTTTTAAAGCCACTGCGCGTTTTATAAAATTTTTCTCCCGGAGTAATTATCAACTCTTTGTTGCGATCAACAATTCCCATACGGCGTGAAATGTTTAAACGCCTATTTACAGTTTGGGCCTCTCGCAAATCTTTGTTTAAGATGGTGACTTCTCGGCTCACCGTATCGCGCCAAGAGCCATCGGGCCGCCCAGTTTCAGCGTCCGTAACTGCCCTACGGGTAGTCCCGCGAGATAGCACACGAATATCGCCACGATCTTGTAATTGCTTTAACAGTAAAGACCCCTGTTTATGGTAAGTTTTTAAACTGGGCTCACCTAAAAGGTGGTGTTTAATACTAGGTTCAAAAGGATGATCTTTATAAATTTGTTTACCCATCTGGATAGCTAATAAGTCATAATCAGTGCTCTCACCCTTAGCCAAGATTTCAAAAGCATTTGATAAAGATTGTATTGCAGGCTCATCGTAATCATTGCTTAAGAGCTTATCTCTGGCTCTAGAATAAGCAGCTTTTAAAGACCAATCTTGCAGTATAAACTCTTGTTTAAAAGCATCTAAGTTTAGAGTTTCAATTATTTTTTGCGCTGCTTTATCAGACCAACTCGCAGTCGGTTTACCCTGTATAAAGTTTAAAGCCGCCTCTCCTCCAGGTTGTTTTTTAAACCAAGCTTCCGCCTTTTTAGATAATTTTTTAGGTTTTTTAACTGGATTGGTAAAGTATAACCGTAACGGAGCTTTACCACCGTAAAAGGCGCTTCTAGCTAAATCTCTACCTTGGCGCTGTGCCCATTCGTTGCCAAATTGTAAATCTTTTATATAGCTATCATTAAGCTCTTCAAAAGAATACCAGCGCCCTTCAATAAAAACTGCCGCTTCTTGCGTTTTAGCACCTAATTCTGCAAACTGTCTGGCATTAGTCCTAGACCTACGATCTAAAATCCTTGATACGTTAACTACAGAATTTTTCAGCTCGTCTTTTATGACGGCATCAAAATTGTCCCAGGGTTGCCTGTAAGAAGGCCTGCCTTTATCGTAATAACGTTCAAAATTCAAACGTAAATTTTCAAGTACAGCAGTTTGCTGGTTTACTGAGACTTTGTCATCTAACGAAGCTACAAAATCGCGTATATACTCTTTTTCACGCGTCCGTAAAATTTTAGAATTATTAAGAAAATCAAGACGTTCTTGATAAACATTAAAATCAGGATCGTACAAGTAACTGTTTTTAACCTCGCCAGTTATACTGTCAACGTATTGCGTTCGGTTGGGGTCTAGCCCGCTATTTGCCCGTGTGCGAGAAGAACTTTTACCGGCTAAAGAAGTCCCTTTATAATCTGTAATTGATAAGGGGCTATTTACTTTAGTAGCTTCTGTAATATAAAAATCTCTTAAATCATCAGTCAAATCTTTTTGTTTAACTAACTCATCGGGTGTACTTGCTTTTACTGGAAACTCTTCTTGTCCTGCTGCAACCCTGCGGTTAGTAAACACTCTAGTAGCCAGGTTGTTTAATCTTCGAAGAATTTGAGCTGAAATACTTTTACCGGTTTGCGTAAAAAATTCATCTACTTTTAACTGCCCCTTGTCAAACAGGTCAACTTTGTAGTCATCAAAATCAAAATATTTTAACTTTATGTCATGCGATTGGCGGCGTAACCAATTACCGTAACCTTCTTTAGCAATTTCCCTACCGTCTAAAAGATCGCGCTCTTTTTTAGAAAGATTCTTTAACACTGTTTTCTTTACTTGCCTGCTTTCTGTCTTAATCAGCTCAGCATAGCTTTTAGCTATTGGAACAATCGTAGATCGGCAGCGCCAATGCAACGGTGGGATGTGTTCGTTATCTGTGATAGGGTAAACTTTACCGTCATGGTAAGAACAAATTGCAGAAGTGCGAGAATCTAAAATAGCTACGTACTGGTAAGCCTTCAAGAGATCTCGGTTAGCTTTCATCACTTCTGCTTGCGTAGCGTTAGACGTACGCGTGATTGCTGTCCTAACTAAAGCAGTAGCTTGATTTTGAGAAATATTAACAGTCTTAGCTACTTGCTCAGCAATCTCTTGAGTCTCTAAACCTTTAATTTGCCCACGATTAACGATACTTTGAATGCGCGCGCCTTCTTTTTCACCGATAGCCGCAAAATGCTGTTCAATGTTGCGATCTCCTTGGATGTTAGGGCCGACTATCTTTTCAATTGCAGGGTTAACTCTAGGCGATCTAACGTTAGTCACTTTACCTATTGACTTGTGCAGATTACTAACGTGAAAAGACATCTGAAGGGCACCGTATTCAGTTAAATGCCCTTTAGTTGTTGAGGTCACTTCTCTAATAAAGCGTTGGCTTTCTCTAGCAAATTCACGCTTAGGCGCTTTGGCAACGGCTAGTTTTTTAACTGTTCGCCTATGTTGATTAATAATCTTTTTAACGTCTGTTTGAACGGTATTTTCATATAAGCGGCTAGACGCGGCATTGTCTACTAAACGGTTGTATAGGGCCTCATTAACACCCTGTATTTGGCTCATTTATGCAGCTCATTACAAAAAATTTGGATTATAAAAGTCTTCTTCAGCGGTAAGATTTATAGCTTTATCTGCTTTTTTAGCCGTTAAAACTTCTGTTGCCTTGGGGCCATAAGCTAGCTTACTAAAAGCTACAGTATATTTATTGCCATTGTCATCAATAACTAGCGCTTTGTCAGTACTCAAATTGAATTTAATCACGGTAACTTTTTTGTCAGCGATAAACATTTCTGAGATTTTACGACTCATCGTCACCTTCCTCTTCATCATTATCAGTCTGGTTAGCTAAACGCTCAGCCCGTCTTAACAGTTCTTCAAAAGACTGTTCAGTGCTACCTCCTTCAACGCCACCGGTTATGAAGGGGTCTTCCATGATCTCTTGTTGCCCCTTTTCATCGTCGTAGTCGCTGGGGATCATCTCGTTAGCTTTCATCATGTCTAGCCATACAGAACGTGGAATCTTACCGCCGTCATAGAACTCAGTAATAAGCCGCAACCAATCTTGACCTAACGGTACAGGATTGAAATCTGGAGAAAGGTTGAAATAAATGTCCTCGGCTGCATAATCTGTACCATAACGCCAATTAAGCATCCAAGAAAAAATGCTGCGCATTGTTTGTGAGATCAACGTGTTTAACGTAGACAACTGCGCGGTCATGTGAGCATTCTTAATGGCTAACGCAGTACCCGATTGATCCCTGACATCTGGCGCTAAGATACGAATACCCATTCTAGCAATTTCACTGACTGTATTATTAATAGCGGTTTCCATGTCACCCAGCGCATCCGTGGGGGTGTCTAGGATGCTTATAGATTCTCCCGCGCGCACCCGCAACCAAGAGCCCAATCCTGCTTGCGCTAATTTTTGTAAATCTTCATCAAGCATGTCTGAAGAAATAACTGGCGTAAAGGTAGCTGCGCCATACATCAAGTGATTGCGGCGACTAACTTTATTGTACAACGCGGCTTCCCGGTCTACTAGCGGCATTAAAATAGGCTCTGCCCCGTGCAAGCTCCCGTTTAGTGGAGCAATAGGCAGTATTTTTAACGGCTCTCCAAAGGCTTGCGGCACCTCTGTTTTAACTAATTCAAACGTATCAGTAGTTGTTTGGTAGTATTGTTCGTATTCGCCACTAGATACTTGCGGCCTAGCATCGCTATTTTCAAAAACGCGTATTTGGTAATAACCCTCAGAGTTTAATTCATGCACCCAAACGGTATCTACTAGCGTTGGATGGAACTCACTCTCATCGTAACGTTCTACGTATTGGCGTACAACTACCATTTGTAACCCTGTACGCCCCGTAACAGGGTTAACGCCCGTTCGCCAGTTGATTACACTCTCAGCATTGTACAAAATTGGGTAAGGCTTTAAATTTTCTCGTTCTTCTGGAGTAACTTCACGATTAACAAAAGGATAGTTGACCGCAACCCAAGCCCTAGAGGTTGTAATTTCTTCTTCAAGAGCGTAGTCTAACCAGCCTAGTAAACTTTCGTGGTCAGCAGAAAAATCATGAATAAGCCAGTTAGCTGCCCCTTCAGGCGCATCTTTAGGTAATTTCAATTCAGGCCGTTTACGCAGTAGCCCCGCAACTAAAACCCGCAAATATTGCGAACAAAGGTTGGGCAACTCTGCCTCTGACCTATAAAACAAGTATTGCTGGGGCGTCATATTAGGGCTAAAAGGGATAAGGATGTTGCTAAAGAACACGTTGTCTAGTTCGTTATCAGCAGTTTTAGTTGCAAACTCTCCGCCTAGAATAGCCCGCGCTTTCTTATAAAAGGGCAGCAAGCTTTCGTAGCGGTAATTAGGATCTCCTACCGACTTAGCCTGCGCACTCTGGGTCTGAACTTGTAATTGCATTATAAATTACCTTTTAAAGCAGTCGGTGAGGCGTAGCAAAAGCGCTAGAACCCCCCGCGCGCACTGGGAACAAGTACTCCATAGCGTAACGAATACCGTCTGAAAAATGCTCTATGTTCTGAGTTTTGTCAATTTTAGCAATTTCAGTGCTACGCTCTTCCCACACGGTACGCTCTAAA